AGAGACTGCGGCGATTAACAGCGCAATCACCGCATGGCATGCGTAGTATCGTGGAAGCGGGCAGTTCATTATGAAGTCACGGCTTTGATGATGGCAAATTTCACAGCCACAGCCTCCGAGAGGCTACCGCCCGTGGTGTTGGTGAGGGAAATCTGGAAAGACCCCGCCGCTCCGGTTTCTGCCTGCACTCGGTAGGCACCAGCAGAAGCATACCCGCTTTGGCAGTTCACAATCACCAAGTCAGCCGCAGCCATTGTGCTGTTTGTAACAGTAAATGACACAGTTGCCCCTGCGGCCAAAGCGGCGGCATTCATGGTTATAAGTCCGTTGGTCTTGTTCAGCGTGACGCCCGTAGACTTGCTGGTGATCTGCGTAACCGTGCCGCCGCTGCCCGTGCCGTAGCCGAGGCCACCGGAGGAGACTACAAGCAGATTACCGCTCTGATCTAATCTTGCGCGTTCGGTGAATGTGAATGCAGCGTTAGCCGAACCAGACCCGACATTAAAGAATGAAATTCCGTTAGTAGATGCATTTACCGTGACCATAGCAGCGGAGCCTGCTGCCTGATATTTCCACGTTACCCCAGGGCCATCGTAATAGGCATTATGAACTAGATTGATCTGGTCTCGACCATTGACAATACCAATGCCAAGATTGATTGAGTTTTGCGTTGCTCCAGTGGGTGGGGTTAGACCAATACCTAAGTTGCCGCTGCTGTCGATACGCATGCGCTCAGTGCCGCCCGTGCTGGCCGCAATCGTATCAGCAGCCGGGAACCAGAAGCCTGTGTTGAGGTCTCCAGTAGCCGTAAGGGACGGAGTGCCTACAGCACCCAGAGCATGCTCAATGGTCTGACCACCCGTTGTCATCACAACAGGCTTGCCTTCCACCGCAATGACACCAGCAGACACCCGAGACAGGGTGGTATCTGAAGCTGCCCCAAGTTCAATGGTGGAGAACTGGGGGTTACCAGCAGAGGTAAGCTTGTTCAGGTCAGCCTGTGTCGGAGTCACAGCCCCCGTGATGTTGGGGAAGGTCGCCTTGACAGTAGACTTGATGAGCCTGAGGTGATCATCAGCACGGTCCAGGGTGTCAGTGCCAGCCGGATTGCTGACATTCAGCGAGTCGATGTAGGTGCCTGTTTCGAGGGGCATGGGGTTACCTTATGTGACAGTGTGTTTGACTCACAGCCAAGCTGGAGGCTCACCCCAAGGGGGAGACAAGAATGGGAATGGGACTTAAGGTTTGACTTGAAGCCAACCTAAGGAGGGAGACAGGAATGGGGAAAGGAGACACAAAAGAGGAGACCAAAGCTGGTCCTGCTCTTTAAGTTACTTAGAGTAGCTTACAGTTGGCTTAGTCTTAGGGTTTCACTGGATAGTGATACTCCTAGTCCCAAGCGGTAGGTAAGGCTTAGGGTTGGCGTATAGCCAGACTTTAAGTTTACCTTATGTTAACTTATAGCAACCCCCCAGCCCCCCATTGCGGCTATCCCCCGAGGAGACGCATGGGACCCTAGAGACCTAGGGCAAGGGCAGAGAGTGTGGCGAGAATATGTTCAGTAATGATATAGGCTGGGGGACATCTATTTGGTCCCCATCTTCTCTAAGTCTCCCCAAAAGGGGGGGTCTCGAAGCCCTTTAGTGGGCGATATCAATACGATAGGTCCAAATAAGGACAGAATGTCGCACCCCCACCCAATTGTGGCCAAAAGGGGACCCAATGGGACCCGGATTCCTGGTGTCTTTCACTGCTGCTCAAGGCCTAACAACAACAACAAGACCTTTAGCGGTTTTTTTGAAACGACCATTCGGCATTCATATGGGCTAAATGGCCTCGGAGGGACCCGCAGCAGCTCACGCTGGCGCTCAGTAGCGCCCAGTTCCCCCACGTTATCCCCCACGTTCAGCCTAAGCTGTTGATCTGTATGATATATCGTAGGATGCTAGAGACTAAGGGGTTAGGCATGGGGACATTTGCGCCAGACATTTGCGCTTCACGCTATCGCATTGCCGCATAAGGAAATGTGCATATACCGCGTTTATGTATTGGCTCGATACTTCGTCTTTAAAAGAAAAGGCAAGGCCTCGCAGCCCTGCCCTATCTTCACATGATCCATTCGATGAACCGTACAATGCCATAGAGAGCTAAGAGTATCGGCAGTGCTATCAAGTCACCTAACAGTTTACCGTCCATTGTCGCGCCTTTCCAGATACAACAGCGATAGGTCGGCCATCACAAACATATTCTGCACATGGTCTCTCAGAAACTCATGGTCTACTGGATAGTCCTTCACCTTGTGCCATATGTAGTCGTTGATCCAATCTATCTGTTGCTGTGTGTAATCTTCCGTTACCTCAAGCTTAACCTTGTGTTTGGCGTCGAACTCTTCACGTGTCATGACTGCTTGTCCTTCTTTATCTGCTCGTCCAGCTCTCGGTTAAACATAGCCATCGCATGTGACGTTGGAAACCTCACAATCTCCTCGTCTACCTCATCGATCCATCCGCCATGCTTAGTGATCAACCTGGCGATGTTGTGGCCATAGACAATGATGTCTAGTTGCTTACACATCCTGTGCACTCCTCATTGCATCCTCTTGGGTCTCAAACGGTCCAACCGGATCGCTGTCATTGAGACAACCGGGGAAACAGGCGGTCCAATACCAGCCAGCTTCCAAGAACGGATCAGCCGCGATGAACTCAAGGACGAATGAACCGTAGGCATTGCCTAGTTCATCGATGAATTGATGATAGCCCATGGTCACACCTTCAACGCTGCGAGGAAGCCAAGCGCGAACGCCATGAACCCTGCGAGGGCCTGAACTCTGATTGTCCACTGCATTAGATTGTCTCCGATTGTGTTAGGTTTGGACGTGATTAGACGGCCTGAAGAACGTCGAACCCTGCGTTCCGCAAGTTGCGCTCCCAGTCGTTACCATCATCGATGGCTAGGGCCTTGTTGAATGCCTCTTGGCTATCGCTAGACGGGAGAAGCAATGCGCGGCTGGCGCTGTTGCATGCTGCCGTCTTCTTATCGTAACCATAGCCTCCGGCTGATCCTCGCACCATTGGGATGCCGAACCAATGGACATAGGCATAGAGCCTAGAAGCGCCGTCACGAGGAAACTTGAAGGCAATGTTAGCCACTCGCTCATTGTCGCGCATGACCACATAGGCGCTCACGTTAGCGAATGCTGCGCGGTGCTGGTCATAAATGTTCTTAGACATGTTGACTGTTTCCTTATGTGTTACATCTGGTCAAAGGTTATTACGAGCGTTTCGCCCTCAGTCCTGCTCGTGTACTCCCTGCCCAGTGTGGCCAGGTGCAACTCCTCGGGAATGCCCATGGCTGCGAGGAGGTCAAGCTTAAGCTCCATGGGCTGCGAAGCGTCAGGCAATAGGGCCTGCTCCAACCAGCGAAACATGCCGGGGGAATAGATGAGGGGTGTTGAGTGAATGCGGAGTGTTGTCATGGTCTAGTTCTCCTCTCTCTTTCTATGATGTAAGTTTGCCTGTGCTTTGTGTCTCAAATGTGGCATTAGTCGCCTCTTGTAGAATATTTACATGCATCAAAACAGGCAATTATTACACCTCCAGGTACTCTAATGCCCTAGGAAGCCCCAGGAAGCCCTAGGAAGCCCCAGGAAGCCCTAGGAAGCCCCTAGTTTCTCCAAGCCACATGGGTAGCGGGCACCCTGCCCAAGGCCACTCCTAGGCCTTCCTAGAGCCTCGGAACGAGGGGTGAACTGAGGTGCCCTAGGCCAGACGAAAAACACCGATCCATCAGCCGGCGAAGGGTGACGAATCGGTGCTTTCGGTAGACCTATAGTTGCCGCCTGTGGACGGTAGCAACTTGGCGGCATTCAGATTTTCTAGTTGACCCTAGGCATTCAGATTTTCTCGTTGAGCCTGACTAGATGCCACACACCCCGCCACTACAAGCATCATGGAACACCTCCTTGAACTCGGTGCCCTGGTGCTGCTGTGCCTCCTTGTAGCTGACTGTGGTAATCGGCTGGCCACCCCTGCTCCCATCAGGATAGCAAGTGAACCCACGCATGCGAGGGGCATATGAGGCGAGGGCTTTGGCGAATGGCATTACCGTATCCTCATTGTTCAACTCAGAACCCCAAGGAGGCAGATTAATCGTGGAGCTAATTGACTGGTCTACATAGTCCTGCACGTCAGCTTGGAAGGCCATGCGCCGCGTATAGTCCCTAGCGAGGTCTGCTGCTGTTTCGATGGAGTCGGGGTCAACGCCATAGCGTTCAATCAACTCATTGGCTGTGTGGTCTACCTCATACTGGTAGTGCCACTCTGTGCCATTCTTCAGATACCTTCGCTTGTAGGCGACTGCGTAAAGGGGTTCAATCCCCTGAGTGGTTCCAGCCAGTAGGCCGATAGTACCTGTCGGAGCAATGGCGCGGTTAGCAACAGGTGTAGAGACGCTGCAACGGGCGGAAAAATCAGCAGCCTCTCTAGCAGAGACACTCTGGTAGATTGTAAGCCACTGATGAAGCTCTGGGGTAACTCCGAAGCGCTCACCGCGCTTAAGCAGCCACTCATGAAGCCCCATGATACCAAGACCCAGCCGTCGATTCTTTTCTCGAACGAGATGTACCTTATGGTAGGGTAGTTGGGCCTTGAGGGTTCCGCAAATGAGAAACTGAGTTGCGAGTCTGATGACATCTGTTAGTTCCTGTAGTGACTCAATGCGCCCGAAGTTCAGGCTACCCAGATTACAGACATCGCTGTCATCCTCTGAGGTGACTTCAGTGCAGGCATTGCGTAGCGTTTCGTTCTCTTTGTGCCAGAAGTTGAAGCTGAAACCAGGCTCACCTGTCTGGAGGGCTTGGCGTACATTCTGGATGAAGACATCCCCAAGGTCATTGAAGGCCTCCACATTGGTCAGCCACTTGGTGTCGTAGTTGACCGATATGTTGGTCATGTCGAGAGGTGCAGGCCAGTTGAAGTCAGACTCCTTGACCTGTGCGAGGGACGTGGAGGTCCCAGGGACAATCATGGAGTGCCAGTCCTTGGCCTTCAGGAAGTCCTGAATGTCTCCATGCTGCCAGTTGAGGCTGGCATAGATGGCAGAGCGGCGTGAGCCACCCTGCATGACTTTCCGGCCGATCTCGTTGATCATCTCCATCTTGGGGATGGGGCCTGATGCAGAACCGCCAGTGCGCGAGAGGCGAGAACCCTTGGGGCGGTAGGTGCTGTAGTCAACTCCAATGCCACCTCCAGTCATCAGGCAGGACTCGGACTTCCATGAGAGGTCAGCCCAATCCTCACGGGTATCCTCCTCAGCCTTCAGCAGGAAGCAATTGTTGAAGAACTTGTTGGGGCGTCCAGCGTAGTACAGGTACCGTCCGCCCGGAATTATCTTCATTTCATCAATGTATTGTGCCAGCTGTGCCATGTCCCCATGGGTCATCACATCACTGCACACATCATCCACCAGCGTGTGCGCGAGGGCTGACCAAGTCTCAGCGCCTTCGTGGGCATATTTGTGATTGAAGATATCCTCAGCCATCTTGGAGCGGAACTGAGGGTTACGGTTCGATTTGAATGCCATTCAGATTTCCCAAACGCGGATTGTTTCCGCTTGTGTTATGTTAAAGCGTGTCGATGAGCTTCTGGAGGTACCAACTTGCCTTCTTGAGGTCCTTCTCCTTGTCACCCTTCAAGGGGGCGCGTGAGAGGTACTTCAAGACATTCCCAACAAGGACCGACTGGTGGCCGGGGTAAATCGCCCCGACTTGCATAATGAAGTCGATGACCTCTATCCGCCCATAGTTGTAATGCAGCGGAGAGTTGACCTTGTCCTCTACAGCATCGTGACTAGGACACTCAGGCTCCCTGTAGTCGGCGCTGTAGTAGTCATCATTGGTATTCGGAGCATCCCCGAAGTCGCTTACAGCTTGCTTGGTTCCCAAAGCTTCACCTCGTTATCTATCCAGTTTTCCTTACGCAGGATGAAAGCCATCCGTGCATTGAGCAGCGCATCTGCTTCAGTCAGCCCCGCCTTCTCATAGGCCTGCACCACGACACCCCAATGTGTCTCAGGGTTGCCTTGCAGCAACTTCTCAGCCGTCTTAGGTCCCACCCCCGGACACCCTGAGTAACCATCAGTCGGATCACCCGTGAGCGTCTGGTACATGTGGAAACGGTTAGCCTCCTCAAGCGTGATGGTCTTCAGTTCCCCTTGGCGATACAGGGTGCAGGGGACTGTCTGGAGGTCCTTGTCAGGAGACACCACGATGGCATCAGGGAGGCTTGTGGCCAGAATGCCGAGTAGGTCATCAGCCTCAAGGTTCTCGGCACTGCGGGTCTGGTAGCTGTCCTTGAGCCAGACCTTGAGTGGTGAGTAGACGATGGGTTTACGTGTGTTCTTGCGGCCTGACTTGTAGTCGGGATTGATGTCGTACCTGAAGTTCTGATGGTCTGACAGGCAGACTATGAGTTCCTCAGGATCGAAACGCTCTATAAGCTCATCGATGTACTTGGCTGCGAGGTCCTGAGATTGCTCCAGGTTGGCACTCAGTACCCAGTTGTCATTCCCCCAGTCACAGGAGAACTCTGTGGCGACTGAGGATGTGTAGAGGACGATGTCCCCGTCGATTAGTAAGGTTGTCAAGGTGTGTAAGGCCCTCCGGGTTGGTTGATCCGTGTGTCGGGAGGACACTGGAGGTGATACAAACGGTATTCGTTTGGTCTCTTGGTGCAGCGTATGATTTCCCCTGCGTTGGCATAGGGGCTTGAAGATAGCAGGCTCACACCAGTGACTGCGCCCAAGAAGGCGAAGCGGTGGTATTTGTTCATGTGGTTCCCTTCATAGCGCCGCTAGGCGCGGCTAGAGCGCGGATTGCGGCAGCGATATGGCTCGCAGAGGTTTCGCAAAGCGGGATTTCGTAACGGTCAGCCACATTCGCAGCTTCCTCCAGCGTCTCGGCGCGGAGGGTGGTGATGGTGTCGGCAGCTTCTTTGAACAACTGATTGCTGCGTAATTCGGCATCAGTAGTCCACAAGTTTTGGCTTCTTTCGCGCAGCCTCTCCACCAGCGCGGCGCGGCGGTCAGCGGTCATTGGGCTTCTCCTCTGCGAGAGCTGCGCGGGCGGCATCCAGCCAATCCGGGTCTTTGCCGTGGCGGTCAGCCCATGCGACCGTCTCCCGCAGCACCACCCGCAGCCGCTCAATCTCAGAGGTCATGCGCTTGAACGCATCGCCAAAGCTGCCGTTGTCTTCCCGCTGGATAGCTAGGGCGTCCCAGACATCATCCAGTTCGCGGTTCAGACGTTCGTTGGTGGCGCGGAGGGTGGCAATGGTGTCGGCGGCTGTCGGGCCTGACGGGTTGAACAGCGCCCCATCTGCGCGCCGCATCATCAGATATTCAACAATGTCAGTCATCACGCGCCTCCTCTGCGAGTGCTGCGCGGGCGATGTCCATTACCGCTATCAATTTTTCATTGAGCGAAATGGCGTGTTCAAACGCATTGTCCGGGTTGATGGTGTTTCGGTTCGTGTACCGCGCTTGATCAATCTCCCGCAGCGCGGCCCGCAGCCGTTCGTTGGCCTTGATGGTTCCCCACAACAGCTTGTCGTTCTCTTGCCCCTTGGCGTCAGCGTGGGCCAAGTCAGCCCGCAGCCGTTCGATTTCGGCCTTGGCTTCCTTTAGTTCGCGCATGGTTTTGAGAGTGTGTTCCAGCGCCAACTGCATTTCTTCACTCATCGCGCGCCTCCGTAGGCAGGGGGAGGGCGAGACACTGCCCATAGTTGGCGTGTGCTGACCGGAACTCGAAAGCCCCCCGCCACGCGACCAGTCCAGCGGCGATGGCGGCGCGGGCTTCTACAAGAAGCTCCCGCTGTTTGCCACGGCCAAGCTCCTCATACGGAGGCAGATGCCCTTCCGTTTCCAGCATGACCCTGTACAGGCCCCAATGCTCACGCTGAGTATCCCATGTGGCCCTCGCAGCAGCCTCCACCACTTCGTCCGGTATCTGTTCAGCCTTGATCATGGCGTCCTTACCTTCTTGATGCTGGTGATCCACCCTGTAGGAATCGCAATGCGCCTATTGCTGTCGTGGTCATCCTTGTCCTCATGCGCCCTGTCGGCGTAGAGGATCAGCATGGACGCAGGGTCTGCTGCCTTTCCGACCCAGCCCACAGACCTACAGTGAGCAGGCTTGAGGACGGCGGCACGGTGATCCTCCCAGCCCACAGTGGCGCAAGCGTCCATCCAGGTGACGAGGACAAGCTCACCCTCAGCGACCCGTACTGAACTCTTCTTCGTTGTCTTCTTCTTCGGTGTCGATGCCATAAACTGACTCCAGAGCTAGTAGCCCTTTAGATGTGATGTTCCATGTGCTTCCCCAGACATCTGGAGGAAAGATTCGAGTTGTGATGAAGCCCATGCATGCAGCAATAGCTACGTAGTCAGCACACTCACGGGAGAAGTCTGACTTGGTGGTGAACCCTGCCTTCCACGCCTCGACCAGCACCCTGCACACCTGTGCATCGATGCCTTTCGTCTTGTCGGTGAGCTTGGGTTTCCATTCAGTGGTGATTGGTTTCTTCACGCTTTCTCCTTGCCCGCTCCCTGTTGGAATGGGATGCGTGTTCAGAGCCTTCCAGAACCCTAAGGTGCTGGGGGTTACAGCAGGCTCTCACGTTGCACATGTGGTCAACCTCATAGCCGTCAGGGATGTCACCGTTGTGCATCTTGAAGACAGTGCGGTGGAACATTTCCATTTGACGGTCATGGGTGCGGTCATTGCCCCAAGACTTCCTGAAGTAACCGTCAGCATTCAGTTTGTGTGAGATGGGGACGAAGCAGCCTGTGTCCATCTCTACGAAATGGAGAGGCTTCGGTTGGTGTCTAGTGCGTTTCAGCCCATGTGTTGCCGACTTTGTACTCAGCGGCGATGGGACATTTGAACTTGAAGCGTTCCCCCACTCTGGAGGCGCTTTCGATGGCTGTTTGTCCAACAAGCTCTTCTTTACCTTTGATTGCTGCAATCTGTATTTCGTCGTGGATGTGTCCAAGGAAGTAGTAGTCCTTCCCCCAGACCAATCCCTGCGCTTCCAGACTGTCTCTGATTTCGAGGAACCAAGACTTGCAAAGGATTGCCCCGCTGCTTTGCAGCAGGCTGTTCAATGCAGCATGGGGTGACCTGATGGGGACCTTGCGTCCATCGATGGACAGGATGTGTCCCTTCTTGGCCGCCTGCCCTACGTTGGCCTTGAGGCTTGCCAGTGCCGGGAGTCCCTTGGCGAAGCGCTCCATGACACGGCGGGCTTCGGACTCCTTGCACTCCAAGACTTCGCTGATCTTCTTCGGTGCCGCACCATAGAGGTAGGCATAGATGAAGCGCTTGCTCTGGTTGCGGCTGGTGAGGCCCGCGGCCTCCATGTTGGTGGTGTGGACATCGCCTGTCGTGACTACCTTGGAGTACTCACCGTTGTCGTAGTAGGCCATGTAGTGAGCGAGGCAGCGAAGCTCCAGGCCAGACATGTCGGCACCAACCATGGAGAAGCCGGGAGGTGCCTTGAAGAGACTGCGGCATTCGTAGCCGTAGCCTCCTGCTAGTCCTTTAAGAATCCCAGTCTTGGACTTCCGAACAGAAGGGACCTGAGCGATGTTTGGCTGTTGGTGTGTAGCGCGTCCGGTGACAGTCCCGTTCGGATTATACCGCCCATGTATACGGCCTCTGCGCTCAAGCTTGAGCCATGCGTTATCACCCTCGGCAAGCTGGCCGATACGCTTCTCAATGAGGAAGTATTCTGCCAACGCTTTAGCTTCTTGGAAAACGAGAGACGAGAGCACCTCGTCATCGATCTTAGGCTGGCCATTCTCAGTGAACTCCTTGGGCTTCCAGTCATACTTGTCAGTCAGACACTTTGCGATGTGCTGCCTGCTGCTTGGATTGAAGTAGACCGTCTTCATGAAGGTCTTGGTGTCACCCGCAGCCACCCCAAGCTTCTTGTTAGGGCGCTTATAGGTGACCACACGGTCCACCACTTCCCACGGCGGGAACAGGGTGAGCAGTTCGGTCTTGATGGCCTCACGGCGGGCTGAGAGATGACTATAAAGCTCCAAGCCACCCCTGACATCGAAGGGCCACCCCTCGCGCTCCATGGAGGCGCAGAGTGTCATCATGTCATGTTCGATGGCGATGGCTTGCTGGGAGTACTCGGCAGGCTTAAGGTAACGATAGAGGGCTAGGGTCACCCTCACGTCCTGTTCGCAGTACGCCTGCATCTCAGGGTTCCAAGAGTCGAACCCGCCTTCGTACTGTCCCTTGTGGAGACCCAGACGTTCACCCCAGGCTTCAAGGCTGTGGGAGCCGTAGAGCTTGGGCGTGATGGTCTTGGCTTGGAGGCGAGGAGCGTCTTCGGCCTTGAGGTCACTGTGGAGTAGACGAGAGAGGACGAGAGTGTCGGTGACCTTTCCGCGTGGCTTGAACCACGGAGCCAGCTTCTGGAGAACTGGGATGTCGAATGCTATCCCGTTGTGGGCTACCAACTCGTCAGCGTCAGCCAGCGTCTCCAGAGCAGTTTTGAAATCAACCGTGTCATGTGTTTCACTTGGAAACGAATATGACAGCATTTCCCCTGATTCCATGTTCAGAAGTACAATCGAGTGCACCTTTGAAACAGTGTCGAGGAACCCATTACACTCAATGTCAAACAGGAAGCGCATCGCGGTGCCTCCTAATGTACTCAAGCATGCTGGTAAGAATTTCAGCACTGTCGTTGATCATTCCAAGTGCTGTGTTGCAGTTACCACAGAGCAGTCCCCGCACTTCGCCCGTCTTGTGGCAGTGATCTATCGCCAATCGCTTTGGTACTGTCTGACAGATGTAACACTTCCCTTCTTGGATGGAATACATCTTCGTGTACTCCTCCAGCGTAAGACCATACTTCTTGATGTTGTACCGATAAGCAGCTTCTCTGTGTGAGCGCTTTGTGCTTGGCTTTGTGTGGTATCTGTCTAAGTTGTCCTTATTCACACAAGTTCGACATCTGGAGCGCTTACTAGTAGTTATAGAACCATCTAAATTCGTCCATTTCTTCACTGCAAAACTGCTGTCAGGTAGATGCTCCTGACATCCAGTACATTTCCGCATCACAGGTTATCCATCTCAGCGAACACACCAGCGTCACCGTAGTAGATCAGCACTTCATTGATGGCTGCGAGTGTCCTGAGGTTGACATTGATGTCACCAATGACCTCTGTGTGGCCCTGGAGTGCGCGGGCGGTGTCCTTGTCCAGCACATGCAGGATGGTGGTAGCTGCCTTCTTGAGGTCAGCGATGACCATATCTTCAGTATCTTGGGTCTTCATTGCTTATCCCGTAATTAGAAGACGCTCTCAGTGAGGCGTCCGGTTTCTCTTGAGTAGTGCAGCACACCCGCAGACCCACGCTCCCCGGTGAGCCTGTTCTTCAGGACCACCAGTTCCGTAGCGTCTCCTGTAGGGTCATCTGGGGGCTTCTGTAGGCCAATGACGGCATCAGATAGCTGGGCGATACTGTGGGACCCTCTGAGGTGGCCTAAGGAGACAGCATGTCCATCCTCATGCCCCTTATCGCCGCTAGGACGCTTCAAGTGGGACACAAGGAACAGCGTGATGCCTGTCTCTTGGACGAGGGTGCGGAGTTTCGTCATGGCGAGATCAATCATCTTCCTCTCATCATCCATCTGAAGGCCAGATATGAGAATGGCTAAGTGATCAAGCACGACATGGGTGCAGTCTAGGGCGCGGGCCATGTACCGTATGCGGTTCAGGATATTGTCCACCTCCGTTGAACCGAAGTGGTCGTAGAGTACGACTTCCCGCGTCCCGAAGAGTTCATCGAATGCCTTCCCCATCTCCTCAGGCGAGGTGTTGGACAAGTCAGACTCGATCATCTTGTTGAGGTGCAGGCCCACTAAGGACCTGACGGTACGCTTGGTGGTTTCCTCCAACATTATTAGCCCGACCTTTTTGCGGTGGACTGTGTGGAGGTGATAAGCAATCTCCTTAGCGAAAGTGGTCTTGCCTAGTCCAGAACCTGACGTAATGGTGATCAGGGTTGACGGGAAGATGCCGCCCAACTTGTCGTTGAGGCCAGAGAATGGGTAGGCGAGACCACGCTCGTCAGCCACCATGATGGCCTCACGCAGTTCACTGGTGACCAGCAGCCCGTCAGGACGATACTGCTTGGCATTCCAGAAGGCCTGCATAAGCTCCTCTGTCCGTCCAGCCACCAACATCTCATTGGCGTCCTTCAGTGGCAGGCGGGCGATGCGGGCCTTGCCCACCGGGAGAAGCTCCGCGCACTCTACGGCGGCCTTCTGTCCCGGTTCGTCTTGGTCAAAGCAGATTACGATTTCCTCGAAGTTCTCAAGGTAATCGTAGGCCTTCTTGATGGCCTTGGCCGCAGCCTGCGCCCCGTTAGGGACGGAGACTACGGGCCACTTGTTGTTCATCACCTGTGAATAGGAGAGGGCATCAAGTTCACCTTCAGTGATGATGATGCGCTTGCCCCTATTCCAGAGCCACTGGCCGTAGAGACCAGCAGCCTTGGTGTCGCCTGTGAATAGGAACTCCTTGTTAGCGAGGCGTATCTTCTGAGCGACTGTGCGCCCTTGGGAGTCCTTGTAGTTGGCGATATGGCAGGGCTTGCCGTTGTACTCACCAATCTCGTAACCCCAGTGGGCACAGGTAGACTCGTCTAGTCTACGGTTTGGGATTGCTTGAACTCGGCCAGAGACTTTGCCGCCCTGTCCGTCCAGTAGCGGGCGTCCTCCAGCCTTCCCTGCTGCGCTCCCATTGAGGCCAACGTCAGCTTCATCGTGATGTCCCGGCGAGTCTCCGGGTCGAGTAGTTCCACAGGAGAAGCAGTGAGTGTGTCCATCTGAGTAAACTCCGTTTGCATCGCTTGATCCGCAGTTGTCGCAGGCCTCGTGCCTCAGAAAGACAGAGCCTTCGTGGTCGTTAGTCTGCATACTGTTTCCGATTGTGGAGGGTTTAGTCGTAACTATCCATTGCTGGATCGTTGGCACTGAGGATTAGAGCGGCGATTCCACACACCACAGGGATGGCGAGAATCCACACACCACTATCCCAGAACCAGTACAGGTTATCTATCATCTCCAGACCCCTTAATCATGTCGCGCTGCTTGCGTGACTCAAGCTTCTGGAGATTCAGGTCAGCCACCGCCTCAAGCGAGTAGCCAAGGTTGTTGGCGACAAGGGCTACGTGCCAGAGGATGTCCCCAAGCTCCATGATCAGCTTGTCGCGGGCCATGTAGGACATCCCGTAGTCGTAGTTGGTGTAATCGTCCCAGTAGCCATCGTCCTCGCGGAACACGCGCTTCAGGACACCAGCAGCTTCACCAGCTTCCTCAAGGAGGCCGAAGGTGAAGTGCATGAGGTCATCGTTGACTGCGAAGGACTGGGCTTCAATCTGATATTCGTTGAGTTTCATCACGCACCCCGCAGTTGCACAAAGTCTTCGATGGACAGGTTGTACTGAGTGAGGGCTTCCACCCACTGGGCCAGCGTGAACACCTTGACGGTATCCCGCACCACGCAATGGTCCTTGAACATCACGGTGCCTACGTACACAGCACCCTGATATTCGAACACGCCGATCATCAGCGTATCTACAAGGAACGGTTCCTGACCCGCATCAGCGCGGGCATGGTTGATGGCACCCACCAAGACGGTCATGGCCTTCTCGTTGGCCTTGAACACCTTGGCATTGTTCTTGGCCACTGCGTCACCAAGGAAGGCATCCTCAGAGGCGGTGGTGCAGACAGACGCTGCATGGCCCACCACGGGACCCAGGAACGTGAGGGCCGTGGCAAGCATGAGGGATTTGATGAGGGTCTTCATTAGGCAGCTTTCCGTGACTGGAGGTGATAACGGGCATACTTCTTGCCAGCGGCGTCCTGATGCATCGTGGTGGCTACCTTGAAGCCTTCACGACGAAGCTCATGGATGCTTGCAGACAGCCGATAGATGCCGTGAACGAGCAGTGCCTCCATGGGAGAGATGGACTGCTTTTCGAGATGCAGGAGGATTTTGCGGGCCTGAGGCTTTAGACGTAGTTCGCGCATTCTTTGCTCTCTTCTGTTGAAGCCATTCGGGAGGGATGATCTTCTCGCACCATAGGAAGCCGTTCTTGTCGGCCCACTGTGCGTAGGTGGTCTTGGATTTCTTACTCAGCTTGCTGGTTGCTCTGTCGAACACGAACCTCAGGTCCATGCTCGGATTGCTGTCCCTAATGCGGAGGTACTTGGCGCGGTCTGAGGAGGTAAACTCACCTTTGACCTCTAGGATGATGCCGCTGTCTTCAAGGACGAAGTCTGGTAGATAGTAAGCTGTGCGCTCAATGGCGTATTTCAGCTTCTTATCCTTCGGCTCATAGTCATAGGCCACCCCAAGTTCATTGAGGTGGCCCGCAACACGTTCTTCGGACTTGCTTCGATACCTTCCGACAAGTACTCGCGGCTTAAAGTGCCGGACCATCAGCGTCTGCGAAGTTGCTCTCGTCTGCGAAGTCATCCGCAGAGAAGCCGCCTTCATCGTCAGCGTCGAAGGCAACCTCGTCAGCCACGATGTTGATGATCTGCACCTGGTTGAGCCAGAGCGAGACACCCTTGTCGTAGACGTTCACAGCCCCAGCAATGCGGATGGTGGACCCACCGCGAACCCGGAGGCCTGCGGGGATGCGTTCCATCTTCTTGCCACGGGCATCGATGATGGCGGGCTGGTACTCTGACTTGGCCTTGAAGACATAGTTGCCTTCTTCGTCGATCTTGTAGGGAACCTTGGGGTCCTTGAGCTTCGGCATCTCCTCTTTGATGAGGTCCTGAAGCTGCTTCACCAAGGGCGCTGCGTCCTCCTTGCTGAGGATGATCTGCGTGTCGTACTTACCCGACGAATACTGGTGACCAGTGTCCTTCTCGGTGATGTGCGGATACTTGGCGATACCCTTCGGGGTCTTGAACGGAATCTTCTTTGACATAGTAGCCTTGTAATTTGTTGCTGCTTGTGGATGGTTTGGAAAAAAGGAAGGGACCCGAAGGTCCCCTCTCTTAGTTGATGGCATTCCGCCGTTTCTCAGCAGCCGCAATGTTGACGCCATAGGCCATGGCTCTCATCATGTCCAAGGCGGCTTCATGCGGTATCGATAGGCTGACGGTAGCCTCATCTGGTTCATGGCAGACAACCTGAGTGATCTGGATGTCCACCATGCCTTCGATTGGGTTGGAGACAATAAGGTCGTACCCAGTGCCATGTTGGTTGCGGTAGCTAGTGCTGTACTCAAGGTCGCCCTCTTCATTGAGCAGAAGCGTCCCGTTAGGCGAAGGCGTAGTCGGCGTCGAGGATGCAGGCGAGGTCGAGGTTTCCCGTTTTTGGGATGGCGGGGAGCTTCTCTTTCGCGTCGAGGGCGGCATACGTCTGTCTCCTGATCTCTTCAAATGGGCAATATGCTTCGTACATGTTCGCCAGGGACTGTCTGACCGCCACATACATGGTTTGGGTATCGTTAGGATGGGCACCGAAGCTGTCGTGGATGAGGGAGAAGTCCTTCACCCCAGCTTCAGCGCAATCAAGAACACAGAGCATCAAAGCAGCACTGTCGAGTGAATGCACAACATTTGGCGACACAGCGTCAGCAGCCTTGGCCTTGTTCACGGAGTCGGTGTCTTCGCGGGTCATCAGTTCGACCTCCCTGTCGTGGAGGAAGAGCTTGACCCTCTTGGCCTTGTACTCTGGGTACAGGTGGAGGACCGGGAGACCCACAGGGGTCACCCAGACAAGCCCCTTGCCTTCGTGGGCGAGAAGCTGGGCACAGCGGCGGAAGAACGCCATGCCAGTGCAGGCATCTGTCACGATGGTGTTCACAGCGTTCCAGATGGCCTTGGCGATGTAGGAGGCCGCGGTGAAGCCCCCATCCATCCGCACTTCGCCATCCTTGGTCTCACGGAGCATCTCATAGGGGTGCGCGGTGCGCTTACCCATGAGTATCTCAGTGGCCAAGGGGTTCATTACGTCATCCATGAGTTGCTCACGGAACCCAAACTCCTCGCTGGAATACGCGAAGGTCATGGTGGCCCGCTTGCAGAGGCTCCGGGTGACGCCATTCTTGAGGACGATCTGAGCTACCTCAGAACCCTTGAGGACATCCGCTTCCACCGTCTCCTTCACCATGTTGGCTACGGTCTGGTAGAGGTCTGCGGGCTTGTCCGTGGGCATGAGGTTGACCAGAGCCCCTTCCCTCTCAGAGCGCATCATGCAGCTATAGTGCTGAAGGCCTGAGTTGGAGCCATCCATGGCCACTGGGAGGTGACACAGGAAGTTCTCGGGGTCCATGCGGTAGCCGTACCACGCGAGGCAGGCTGCAACGAAGCTGAAGGGCTTGTCAGCCTGCTTCCAGCGGCTGAAGGTGCCCTGGGGGTCTCTGGCGACATCGAAGATAAGCTCCTCGTTGTCGGCCACCCACTGGACACGGGTGTCGAAGGGCTGCTTGGAGACCTTCTGGAAGTCACCACAGTTGGCAAGGTGGACTGCCAGCCAGTAGACGCCCGCCTCCGTCAGGACGCGGCCCTCAGCGAACTGAAGCTGCGCCTTCACGTAGTCGGCCCTCTGCTGGTTGAAGTGCGGCAGGGGATAGACCCGCCCCCGGAAGTCCATGTTGTGGGGAATGTAGAACGGGACACCCAAGAGTGCCTTGGCCGTGGTCATGTCCTGAAGCATCACGATGCGCTCAGAGTCGATCCCACGGTTGCGCTGGTGGACCTGGCCCGCCTTGATCCTCCAGCCCTTCTTCGCCTTCTCGTCCAGTGTGGCGTAGTCAGCCGGGAACTGGACCTTCGGGATGTGGTGGCGGGGAGGGAAGCTGTCGAGGGACAGGTTCTGTTCGTAGGCCCACTCAACGATGTCGTGGATGGGGGTGTTGATCATCCAGCGAGTGTTCTGGATGGCATTGAGCGCCTCAAGGCAGTGAGACATGGTCCCGTCCTTGATGGCCTTCTCAACGATGGCAATGTGCTTCTTCTTGCGGGTACGGACGAGGGTGACCGTGCGGGCCACCTTCGGGTTATGGTAGCAGCCATTCCAGAAGCCCACCCAAGGCTTGGGAGGAAGGGTCATGGGCTTGTAGGCAGGGTGCATCCAAGACTGGACCTCACGGAGTTCCAGCAGTTCCTGAGACACCTCAGGGGTGAGGGTCAGGTAGTTGTGAGCCGTGGTCTTGGTCTTGTGCAGGGTGCACTGGAACACCTCAGGAACAGCGTTCAGGATGCAGTCCATGACAAAGCCGCCAACCTTGACCTTCTCCTCGTCGCTCAGAATAGACGAAATGTGACCCTCAGTCTTCGCAGTGGCCTTCACAGCCTTCCGGCGATACTGGAGGTTCCCGTGGTTACGGGTAGCCTTCTGGACGATACGCTTGGCCAGCTTCGGGTCTGTCTTGTAGAGCTTTGCGGCCCACAGTTCGTCATCGATAGCGGCCCCTATGATGTGACACATGGAGGACATTGTCTTCAGTTGGGAGATGACCCTGAAGGCACAGGAGAGGCCAGCAAGAGCTATCAGGTCTGGGTCCAACTTGTTGATCAACTGATAGGCCAAACTGTGTCTTCCCTTACGCTCCTCCTCAAATTTCATCCTGACGTGGAGGGATACCTTAGGGAGGGTCTCCTTCAATACACGCCTTAAGTCAGCTCTTTCAAGCGGAACTTTTCTGCTTGAGGAAGCTTCCAGCGACTTAAGGTAACGCTTAGAGCCGTCTTCCAGTGCTTTGAGTTCTAACGATTCTTCGAGTTCTGTCGGCATCGGCTCCTCGGTAAACTGTTGCGACTTGAGGCTGGTCTCTGCGAAGTCTCCCCAAAAGGGGGGTGTCTGAAGCACTTTATCGTTTCCTTTCTGGGTCTTAGAGGCCAATAAGGAATTTGGCTGTCTTGCCTTTACGTCATCACCTTGCGGCAACCATTTTCATTTAGGGAAAGTCCCCCAGATTTGCAAGTGAAATACGTAGGTATTTTTTATTCGGACTCTTTACGTCACCCTGCGCCACAGGGGGTCCAGAGAGCAGCTTGGGGACAGTCACCGCCAGGCAACCATCCCCAATAGAACACTCTAAGTGCTTGTAGTTAAACGCTCATTTACTTGGTGCGGGCGGAGGGACTTGAACCCCCACGGGTTTCCCCACAGGAACCTAAATCCGATCTAAGCCCTTGTTTACCCAGCGTTTTGTCGCGTTCCGGCGTAATGTGAATTGGGGGATTTAGCGGGTTTCCCCCTGCCTGTAAACCCCCAAGGGGAGCGGCCACGATCAATGTGTTGGCTATCGATCCTATGTGGTCTGAGACCTGTTGGATTGCGGCTGAGAGCATGTGGTCGCTGACCTGCATGTACCTCATGGTGGTCGAGAGGTGCTTATGGCCCATGAGGCGCTGGAGGACCCTGGGGTGGACACCAGCCTGCACGGCACGGGTAGCGAACGTGTGGCGGGTGGCATGGAACACGAAGTCCTCGTCCTCCTCAAGCCCCATGAGCTTCTTGGTGGCGTTCCAGTGGTAGCGGAGGGACTCCACGGTGGGCATGCCCAACCTGAAGAGTTCCTGTAGAGCAAGGAAGACCTCAGGTGTCAGGGGGATTGACCGGGACTTCCCTGACTTGGTCCGGGTGCCCCACAGGTGGACCCAGGTAGGCTCTACGTCCCTCTCACGAAGCCCCAGAAGCTCTCCGCGCCTCATGCCAGTACGGATACACACGAAGACAGCGAGGGCCTCTGAGGGAGCTAGGAGTTCGATTAAACGTGCCTCCTCAGCGGGGGTGATCCACCTGATGCGCCCCTCGTCCTCATCCTGCCACGAAAGCTCGGGGAGTGGGGACGCTCTGTGCTTGTGCTTGATGGCCCACTTGAGGGCCTGATTAAGCGCGGAGAGGTAGCGGTTTATGGTGCCATGGGCCGTCCCCTTGTCCCTGAGGACTCTCACCAAACGGTCAGTATCGGCAATTGTAACAGATTCGATCAACATTAAGGGACCAAGGATTTTGCAGGCTCCCTCCAAGCGCTGATGGGCCTGACGCTCTGAGGCATCCCCAGCCCACAGATGGCCCTCACAGGCCCTGCACAGTTCCTGAAGGGTAGACACCACCGGACCCTTCTCCAGCCGTGTACGGGCTTCTGAGGGCATCCTGCCGCTTGCCATTTCGACACGGGCGGCTGCTTCGTAATCCTTCGCCTCTTGGAGGCTGTCGAAGCGCTTCCTGAGGCGCTGACCGCCAAGCTGGAGTTCCACACGGTAGCGTCCCGTCAGCTTACCGTCCCTCTTGTCTGCGAAGATAGCCATCTAGAGCCTCATGGTGTTGATTATCTGATTAAGTAGGTTGCGTCCCTTGGGTGTCAAGTGGACGGTCTTCCTTCTCAGTTCCATGGGGTCGATGCGGGTCTCCACTAGGCCGTATCCAGGGTTCTTCTTGCGGTCAAAAGCCCCAAGGTCGAGGATATGGCGGGAGGTGGTGGAAGTAGCGAACCCTGCCCGTTTGGCAATGTCACCTACTGACTCACCTTCATAGGTGGCACAGAGTATGAAGGTGTAGGCCAACTGGAGCGGGATGGTGATGTCTAATTGGCGAAAGGCCTGAAAAAGGCTTGAGACCTTATCCAAGTGTCGCCTGTCACTCATATCATATGATGTCATGGCTAAACCTTGGTCCACAGTGGTTAACCTTTTGTGACTGTCGCTGAGTGGAGATGTATTACATGGGGGTCATTAACTCAAGGGAATTAAATTTGCACATGACAGGACATCATCTCATAGGGAAAAACACCGATCCAGCACTTTGTCTGGATTCGGTGCTTTAGTCACTTAGGTTCTCTACCCTTTTTGCGGGCAAAGTCCCACTCCTCAGCCCGTCTGCGGCTCTTGTCGAGCTTCTCTTGGTCTGTAGGGTCTAGGGGCAGCTTAAGGCGTACCCAAAGCTTCGTGAGGTATGGCCAGAGGCGTCTGATGATTAGTTCCAGCAGCCCCAGCCAGAAGGCAGGCGCACGGGCGACAAGCAGACCTCCCGCTATCAGGCCGCCCATGAAGGCCACCAGCAGCAGGATGTCTGTCCAAGTCACGCGGCGGGCTTCTTGTTAGAGAAGATAGACCATGCAGCAGCAACCGTAGCGGTGATGCCAGCCAGCAGCGGGCCGTAGTCGGCAGCGGGGATGGTGCCCTTGCCAACAAGGTAAGCGACCACGGCAGGGACTACTGCGCGAAGTACGCCATTGATCAGGTTCACGTCCATAGGGACTCCTTTAGGGATACAGGTTCTTGGGTAACTGGAAGTGCGGGCCGTCCTTGAAGGTGCGCCAGTCACCTCCCCATTCGAGAGGGACCATTTCCTTGGAGGCAGCAGCCTTAAGAGCCACAGCCATCTTGGCGTACAGCGGCCATGACCAACTGAGCTTGCCCTTGAGGACCATGGCAACGTCCACAGCCTTGGAGTAGCCGTCCTTGCCGGGGATATGACGCGAGTTCATCGTCTTGGAGGCACCCTTGGCCACCAGCAGCTTCTGTTCGGCCACTGTGCGGGGACCACAGGTGATGATCCAAGTTAGCTCCTTGTCGGTCCAGTCAGCAGCAGCGCGGCGCACTACCTTGACGAGGGACGGATGGACACCCTTGAGTTTGGCTTCGCTTGATGGAGATAGCTTCATTGGTTCTCGCCCTCCTCAGGCTCCCAGTCGGCTGCATCCCATTCAGTGGTCTTCGTGGGTGCCAGCTTCTTCTTGCTCTTGCGCCCGATGCGGGCTGCGAGGACTTCCGCCTCAGCATCGATGTCATCGAAGGACATCCCGAAGTGCTGGCTGAGGAACCACAAGGCATCCTCATGCGCCTCAGAGCCAGCGGGGTTGTTCACGTAGTCCATCATGCGCTGGCGGCGCTCCTCCTCGTTGACATCAGACTTGATGCCTCTGTCAGACTGAGAGTTCCTTGAGCCTACGTGGCCTAGCTCATGGGCGATGGTGGCACCGTACTGGCGCGGGGAGAGACCCACAGCCACGTCCATTGTGCCGTTGAACCGGGGACCCTTGTAATCTTCAGAGCCCTTGGGCGTGAGGAACTGGTAGAGGCCGTTGTAGCCCCCTTCCAAGTTACTACCCATCTCCAGCGTCATGTTGGGGTTGGCTGAACGTATCTTGTAGCCCAAGGAAGCCATGGGGTCCTTCTTAATAAGGTCCATGGCTCCGATCTGGTTCAGGTAGTTGTCCTGTTCGCGCTTCCAGTGGGCATTGGTCTCACGGGTAGTCATTCCAGGGTTACTGAAAGCCCTGCGGTATAGTTCGCCCATGGTTAGTTCCTTAAGGTGCCACGTAGTAACCCGCAGTCACACGCCAGATGACACCAGTGGCCACAGGACACACGATTGTGGTGGCAGTGTTCTGGGCAGAGGATGCCAGAGGGTACGAGAAGTCTTCACGCCACCTGTCGATAGTACCAAGAGTGGCAGCCTCAGCCGGGAACGAGAAGGCAAGAGAACCGGGGAGGTTCGTGGTGGTGACAGTTACAGGAGCAGCAGCCGCTGTTAGGACAGCAGCAGCAAACCTGTTGATGGACAGGTAGGTGATGTAATGACGCAGGCCAGCACCCGGAGCCGCAAGGGTCAGAGTAACAGCCGCACCTGAGGCACCCACAGCCGTACCAAGGACAGGCGTGACGAGATCGACGTTGGTGTCATTGAAGGGAGAGACACTGGCCAGAAGCGTGGTCGTGCAAGAGCCAGAGGTGTAAGCAGTGACACGGGCACGGACTTGCCTGTAGCCAGTCACAGGACCAATCCAAGTACCAGCCGCCGTACCCACCACAGCAGCCACGTAGAGCTTGCTTGCAGCGTTGATGGTACGCATTGGGATTAGCTGCCAGTTGGTGCCGTCCACAGTCCCTGCGACTTCAATGGTCAACGAGAAGGTGCCACGGAGGTCGAGGGTCACCGTAGAGCAACCATCCGTATTGATGATGGTCTCAGCGTTGACTGAAGCAAGAGCCGCTGTGGAGTAGATATCTTCTCGCGGATGTAGAGTAGTAGACGCCAGTTCTCTAGAGAGTTTAGCCATTAGTTCACCTGATATTGGAGTTTGATTATGCCACTCTGCTTCTGAGAGAAGGAGGCCACAACGTCGAATGTTCCCGTTCCGGGGATTGCCACCAGAGTTACAAAGTCGAGCATCTCAGGATCGTTTTCGTCTGTATCCAATGCAGGGGCGAGCATGAGGTTGATTACGCTGGAAGGGGTGACACCAGCAGCCGTGATGGTCTGACGGTGTTCATTACGTCCACCCAGAGTCCCAGGGACCGTGATGGTCGTGGAGGCCCACGGGGTAGCACCAGCACCAGCAGCGCCAGTGGCACCCGTAGCGCCAGTGGCACCAGTAGCGCCAGCACCTGTAGCGCCTGTAGGACCTACAGCGCCTGTGGCACCTACAGCACCAGTAGCGCCCGTAGGACCAGCAGGACCAGTGGCACCTACAGCACCAGTAGCACCGTCAGTGCCATTGGTTCCGTTAGTACCGTTAGTACCCGGAGGTCCTGTGAGACCTTGAGGCCCTGAGGGACCTGTAGCGCCAGTAGGCCCTGCGGGACCCTGAGGTCCTACAAAGCCTGCTGCTGTCTCTGGGCTGTATCCGTCCTCAATGAAGAAGGAGCCACTCATGGCCCCTCCTCCGGTGGCGTGATAATCTTAAGGCCAAGTCGGCCCATAGCGGTAAAGGGTTCCTGCGCCGTACCATCAGCGGCAGTGAACAGCGCCTGGACCTCTGCAAGGGTGCAGTTGAAGCCTTGGGCAATGGCAGCAGCGCGAACCGTGGCAGCATCGCCGGGGGTGCTATCAGTCATCGTCCAGTCACCCTGTTCGTCCAGTTCCCAAGTCTGCAATGGCATGAGAGCGGCGACCTCTTCTGCAATGTAGCCGCTGGAGATGTAATGCGTGGCCGTGCCTACGCCCGTTGCGTTGAGCGGGGTCGTGAACATGCCAGCCCCACCGGAGGAAAGGGCAGCAACAAGGTTGCGGGCGAACGGAGCATTTGCGGTAGGCAAAATGGCCGTGCGAAAGGTATCAGCCATGTCAGTATGCCTTCGTGATGTTGTTTACCCACGTTTCCGTGCGGGCGAGTTGGTCGGCGTTGGTTGATGCGCCACGGACGATGAGGGAATAGAGGCGTCCATTGTAGGGGAGCGATGTACCAGCGCGGCGACCAATGTAGAGCGGGTAATTGCCGTAGTTTCCGGTTCCCTGGTCGGTGAGTATTTGTGCGATTTGCGCGCCGTTGATGCGGAGCGTTGCCGCATCGCCGCTTATGTCGCCAAGTCCTGCAATGACGCCAGTGTATGGAGCGTTGTAGGTAGTTGACGTCGTAAACGGTATGGCATTGACAGTGCCGCGAGACAAAAACTGGAACTTGGTTACAGTGCTTGATCCGGGCGCTGTCAGTTCAAATGCACCAGATTGCAGCGCACTGGCGTCACCCATCTGGTAAACCATTCCGTCTGCCGCATCACTCAGCTTCCTTACGCCCGCAAACACGCTCATCTTGTCCGTAGCACTAAAGTCCACGCTCGCCGTGGCGAGGCTGTCATCCACACCGTCAAACGCGAGGTACAGAGGGAAGCCAGAGGTGTCGTAGTCGGTTGCAGCGTTAATGCGCTGGTAGGCGGGGATGCCTACGCCATCGTTGGTGACGCGAACGTCTGCGCCCCAGAGAAAGATTGTTTCCGTCCCTGCTGTGGTCCAACTTTCGTTACGGGCAGCAGTAGCTGAAGAAATGATACCCACACAAAGAATAGGATTCGCCGCATTCAGCGTCATTGCAATTGAACAACGATACCACCCATTGCCTAGCGGGACCATTGTGGCTGTACAACCAGTGACAGTGCCAACCGTACCCGCAGAAAGATTGAAGTTGGCAAAGTAGCTTGCGCTTGCACCGTCATGTATCTGGGCAAAACTGTGTGTGCCAGCCTTTAGGCAGACAGAGTGGGTACACCCGACACCAGATGCAACTGTAACTGCTGCGCTGATCACACGGTGAATTGAAAGGAGTGCAGAGGCCGTTAACGTATCTGCTGTTGTTTGTCCGTCTGGCGCAGTCGTAGAGTTAGCCGAAACAGTCGTATTATCCTTGCTCCACGCAACATTACTCAGGTCTTCACTATAAGTCAGCAGGTTCACCCTAGCACTCAGCACGGGGCGGGAGGTGGAGGTGGCCTGAGAGGCGTGGTTGCCGGGGAGTTCACGGACGGAATAATCAGAGACAGTTGCCGTTGTCGTGCCAACTGCTCTCAGTACAAGCGGGCTTGCAGACGGGGCTGAAAAGTAAAACGTCTTTTTTCCAGTTGTGGTAAAGTCAGGCGACAAGGCAACGCCCGCCTCATTACCCACCCGCAACGCGCCCGCCGAAATGGCTGTAATCGTCACTTCTGCGTAGTACCATCTACCGCTAACAGGGGCCAAACCAGCAGATGGCTGTACGTTCACGGCAGCCGCAGCCGAAGTCCAGACAGCCGCCCCACCAGTGACAACCACGCTTCCGGCAGAAGCCGTCCAACTTGCCGGGGTATTGAATGACGGGTCAGCGATCAACTCAGCCCCAAGCGCCAGCCCCTTGCTCTTGTCGAAGATCAGGCCAACAGGCTGCTCAACCGCCGTGACAGGCGTGGTCCCTGCGCTGTCTTGGAACATGACGGGCTGCGGCTGTACGGTGAAGTAATCCGCGACACCGTCCGTTATCTTCTGGTAGGC